AACATGAACCTCGAAAATATCTCCATCGAACAGATCGAAGCCGCCGACAAATCCATGATGTCTGCTTTTGCGGCCAACTACGCCTTTGGTGTCCCCTTGGTCCGGTCCATGAAGCTTGCAGGCTACGAGAACCCCACAAAAGACCAAGCATTCCGGCTTCTAGGCTACGCTTTTGTAAAAGAACAACTGGAGCTTAACTTCGCGCTTCTGCGCCAAGCCCTCATGCAATCGCGCGAGCAGATCATAGCTCAACTGGACGAAGACAGGGCCTTTGCCTACGAGGAGAGCAACCCAGCCGCCGCAATCGCTGCAACTGTAGGCAAAGCCAAAATCCTAGGGCTTATGGACGCGACAAACAAAGCCAATATGCCATCCAAGATCGAAATATCTTGGGGCGAGGAAAGCAAAGAGACCGTCTATGAAAAGTCAAACCCGCTTCTTTTTGACGCGCTGGCTGCAACCGTTGGTAATGGGTAATTCCAAAGTATGAGCCTAGCCATACGAATACCTTACAATCCGCGTAAAGTGTTTCTCCCTTTTCACGCTTCTCCTAAGAGATTTAAAATAGTTGTGGCGCATAGGCGCTGTGGGAAAACAGTCGCGGCCATTAATGAACTGGTCAAAGAAGTTCTTTCATGTATAAGGCCAAATCCCCGTGGCGCTTATGTTGCGCCGACATATTCTCAGGCAAAAGACGTAGCTTGGACTTATTTGAAAGAGTATACCAGAAGCATACCGGGGATTAAGTTCTACGAGACAGAGCTTCGTGTTGATTTTCCCACCGGAGCTAGGATCAAGCTATATGGCGCGGAGAACGAAGACAGGCTTCGCGGCCTTTATTTTGACGTAGTGGTCATTGACGAATTTGCGTCCATGAGTCCTAAAATATGGGAAGAGGTAATCCGCCCCAGCCTCTCAGACCGCAATGGCAAAGCCATCTTTCTTGGTACGCCTAAGGGCATTGACGCCTTCCATGAGCTTTGGACCCATGCGCTTGAAGACGATACATGGTTTCATCTCATGCTCCGAGCTTCAGAGACAGGTATCCTTACTCCTGAAGAGCTGGCGGCAAATCTTAAACTCATGGATGAGAGTACTTACTCACGGGAGTTTGAGTGCGACTTTGCTGCGGCTTTTGAGGGGGCGTTCTTCGCAAAGGAAGTATCACGCGCTTACAGTGAAAACCGTATAAGGCAAGTGCTGCATGACATATCTGCGGATACATTCTGCTCTTGGGATCTGGGTATCTCTGATAAAATGTCGCTATGGGTATTCCAAGTTATAAATCGTGAATGGCACTGGCTTCAAACTTATGAAAACACAAGCCAAGACCTTGGGCACTACATAGACTGGACGAAATCCCTAAAATATAAGATCAATACGCACTTTTTGCCCCACGATGCAGCAGCGCGTGAGCTTTCAACAGGCAAAAGCCGCCAAGAGTTCATGTCAGCCAGAGGGCTTAATACAGAAGTCGTTAAGCGTACCCCTGTAGAAGACCAGATAAACGCGGCAAGGGTAATTCTACCTAGGTCCTACTTTGATGAAAAAGGCTGTATCCCAGGGCTTACCTCGCTTAGAATGTTCCAAAGCTCCTATTCAGAGAAGAACCGCGTTCTTTCACAGAAACCCCTGCATAACTGGGCTTCCCACTCCGCGTCTGCTTTTATGACGGGGGTTCTGGGTGTGGACGAAAGCTTCCTATGGCAAAGCGAGAAGAGCGACTGGAAAAAACCTATCGCCAGAAATGCCAAGGGAACCTACGCTTGACTAATTCCAGAAACCCTTTATAAAACCCCAAACCAAGTGTGTGGAGCTTACCGAAGTGCTCAGTGACGAAGACATCATCTCGACCGCTTCCGGCGCTCCCCCCAGCGCAGTTCCCTTCAATCAGATGGCCAATTCTCCCAATATTCCGGCTGGCTACCAAGATCGGGTCTCTGTTATCGACACAGCGGCGTTCCGTGGCACCGCTGGCGGCAATTCCGGCAAATTGGCACCCATGGCCCCAGAGCAGCTACAATCGGCTGTACGCTACGCGCTGCAAGAGGCCGTGGCATTTGAGGAGGAGACCTTTTCGGGTCGCCGCACTCTGGCCGACAGCTACTATCAGGGGGAAACGCGGCTCCCGAAAGAGGCGGGCAGATCCGAGGTCACAGTTACCGCCGTCCGTGATGCAGTCAAGGCCGTGACCGCTTCTCTGGCGCGTATTTTTACCCAGACAGACATCGTAGGGGAATTTTACTCAGACGATGAAGAAGACGAAAAAATGTGTTCCGATGCTACTAGGTTCGTGAACAGCGTCTTTTGGAAAAATGGCGGCTACAGGGCTTTGATAAGCGCGTGTGTCGATGCCCTTAAATCCAATGTCGGAATTATAAAAGTCTCTGTCGAAGATGAAGTTTATTCTACCCATAAGATTATCCCCAAATCCCAGCTAATGTTGCCCCCGCCCGCTATGGGTATGGACGGCATGGAGATGCCTGAAGGCATGATGGGTGGAGAAGCCGAAAGTGAAGGAGAAGACCAAGGCGAAGACGAGGGGGAAGGTGCAGATCACGAAACGGGCGAAAGCCCCAGCGTGGAAGCGGGGGAAGGCGAAGAGGAAGACTCAGGGGAAAATTTGGGCCTCACTCTTCCAGAAGGAACACAGATCACCGAAGAGAGCGACGATGAGGTCGTTATAACAACGAAGAAGACGCGCAAGAAGTGGCGTCTTATGTGCATCCCCGGCGATGAATTTATAATTGACAGCGGCGCGACCTCGATGGAGGATTTTCGTATCTGTGCCCACAGGCGCAATGTCCATCTTTACGAGGCCGTGGCTATGGGCTTCAAGCTTGAAGACATAGAGGGCCTTGTAGGTGAAGACCTTGGTCAGTTTGATGAAGAAAAAAACAAGCGCAAAGGTTTTGAACGGACGAAAGACGAAGGCGTATCGGCGTCAGATCCGATGGCCCGCGTCATGCTTATGACAGAAGCCTACATGGTCATTGATGCCGATGGGGACGGCCACGCCGAGCTACGCAAAATCACATGCGGCGGCTTGAACTACCAGATCCTCTCTGATGTGCCTGTCAATTTTACGCGCTTCGCGGCTTTTACAGCCGAGCTTCAGCCCCATGTATTTTATCCTATCTCGCTTGCGGAAGATACTATTCAGGATCAGGACGCCCAGACCGCGCTGCTGCGTTCAATCATTAACAACGCCGCACAGGTAAATAGTCCGCGTACGGAGGTTAATGAAAGCAAGGTCAATCTTGAAGACGCGAAAAACGGACAGATCGGCGCTATTATCCGCGTCAAGGAAATGGGCCAGATCAATGAGCTTGCTACGCCGTTTGTAGCGGGACAGACCCTTCCCGTTCTCCAGCATTTGCAGGATGTGTCGCAGTCGCGTTCCGGCGTTACAAAACTTTCCCAAGGCTTAGATCCGGACGCGCTCCAGAGCACGACCAAGGTAGCTGCCCAAGCGGCTGTCAGTGCCGCAGATGCCCGCATTGAGATGATGGCTCGCAACTGTGCCGAGACAGGGGTTACAGCCCTTTTCCTAACCCTTTTGAAAGTGGCCATTGAAGAATTAGAGGGCAAACAGCAGATAAACACGCCGCAAGGCTATATGACTGTAAGGCCAGACTTTTGGCATGACCAAGTATCCGTGCGCGTAAATGTAGGCTTAGGATCAGGCCGCATTGACGAAAAGAAAATGACCCTCATGGGGATTATCCAAAGCCAGATGGCTATTGTTACCCAGTATGGCCCCGCAAACGAGGTGTGCGGCTGGAACAACGTAAGAAACTCCTACGCGGCGCTTTTGAGGCTTTCTGGTATCCACAACACTAGCGAATACTTCCCGTTTGTGCCACCTGACAAGATAAAAGAGCTTGACGCGCAGATGAAGGCCGCTGCTGGAGAACAGCAGAAAATACAGCTTATGCAAGCCCAGTCCCAGACCAAAGTAATGCAGGACATGGCCGATGCCGAGAAAATGAAGTCGGATGTAAAATATAAAACCGACATGGCCGAGACTGAGCGCAAATACACTGAGCAGATACAGGATTTGCAGGCCAAAATACAGGCGCTTCAGTCTAAGCAGAACAGCGACCTTAGCAAAGAACTTTTGGTAGATGACAGGACCAGAGACAAGATGGTTCTGGATTTTATAATCGAAGCTGTTAAAATTAATATGGACAAAGCTACGGCTGCGGCCACACTGGCACAGACAGATCAAAACTCGAAAGGAAGTAATCTACAATGAACGAATATGAAGAACACAATGCCAAGCTGGCCATTGCTAAAATGGTGGACAGTGGCATTCACGTAAGCATCGAAAAGCTTATAGAGAAGGATCTTGGCCTTGCCATGTTAAACGCCAAGACCTCTACTGAGCGCGATGATCTGTCCCATGAGCACAACTTGCTCAACAAATTTACTTCCCGGCTCATTGAGTTGGCTAACTCTGTGCGGGGTATGAAAAATGGCTGACCATGCAATCGCTGATGCCGCTCTTTCAACAGGCATTCCTACGGATAAAAATGCTTCTGATGCAGTTACAAGATCTGTAATGGAGTCCCGTGCTCCTGCTGATGGCGAAGACAAAAAGGTAAGGTCCGATGTGGCAAGGGAAAAGGCTGGATCGGAAAAAGGCCAAGAAAACGACGAAGATACTTTCCGTGAAGAGCAAGAAGGAGATGAAGGAGAGGCTGACGAAGGAGAGGACCAAGGAGAGGGTGAGGAAGAAGATGCGGGAGATGGCGAAGAGGAAGCGGACGAGGGCCTTGATGACGATGACCCCCTTGTCACCGTCACAGTAGACGGCGAAGAGCGCGAAGTAGCCCTTTCCAAGCTCAAGGCAGAGTATTCCGGCAACGCTGCCATTGAGGGGCGGCTTTCCCAAGCCACAGAGCTTCGCAACGGTTATTATAAAATTGGTGAAGCCCTCTATTCAAACTTGGAAGCGCAGGCCGTGCGGCTCCAGAGCATTGACGCCGTTTTGAAAGACATTGCCGAGCCTAGCGTTGACTGGGAGCGCCTACGCGCGGTTGATCCGCAACGCTACCTCATTGAGAAAGACAAGGCTTCAGAGGCCCAGAACAAGCGTATGCAGCTTTCGCAGGAAGGCCAGCGCATTGCACAGGAGCAGGAGCGCCTGCGGCAATTGAGCCATCAGACGAAAGTGCAGGAAGAGACTGTAAAATTCGTAGAGAGAGTGCCGGAGATCCGCGATCCCGCCAAAGCGTCCCGGTTTATGAAAGATTTAGTTGACGTAGCGGGTGCAGTGTATAAGATCAGCCCCCAAGAGGTAGCATCTCTGGCCGACCACAGGCAGCTTTTGGTTCTGCGCGATGCGGTGAAATACCGCCAGCTTGTAGCAGCCAACAAAAACCGTCTGGGAAAACCAAAACCTAATGGTTCGGACGGCCCGATGAGGGCACCTATAAAAAGTATTATGCGCCCCGGCGCAAACAAGGATTTTTCTAAGCGTATGGACGCCGCTAAGGCCGACAAAGCTAAAATTAACAGAGCACGGGAAACAGGGTCAATTGACGATGTTGCCGCAATGCTCATAGTTAGAAAGAAAAAGTAGCACCACAAGATCCCACCGACAGCATTACGCTAGGGGGGATAACCTTAAAGTGCTAAAAGACGTTCCACGACCCGCGACAGGTATAACTCCTAGGGGTCTGTGATGGTAGCTATAACCAAACACAGAACTTAATCTATAAACCTAGGAGATAACCATGTTCAGAATTGTAAACCTTACCCTGCCTTGGCAGACCTTTGTTGCCCATTCCGTTGATGCGAATACGGGCATTACCTATAGCGACAATACCATTAAGGAAGATTTGGCGGATGCTGAAAACCTCCTTGATGTGTGGGAGACCCCGTTCCTTTCCATGATTGCTAAGGACGGCACCGCCTCCAGCACCAATCACCAGTGGCCCAAGCTCAAGCTTCAGCCAGCAAGCTCTACGAACCGCCAGCTTGAAGGTACCGACAACCTTCCTGCCAATGCTGCGGACTATGCTCTGCGTATGTCTAACTTCACGCAGATTTCCACCAAGGTTATCAGCGTATCGGACACTTCACAGTGGATTGATGGCGCTGCCAACATTGAAAAGATAGCCAAGCAGGTTGCCTATAAGCTCAAAGAGCTTAAAATGGACAAAGAAACCATGTTGCTTAACAACGTGGCGGCTAACCCTGGCTCTGCTTCTGTAGCGCGTGTTGCTGCGGGACTTCCTGCGTTTATTATCACGAACGATAGCCGCGAAAGCACTGGTGCGGACCCAACGCTCTCTGGCACAACGCAGGGCTATCCAACCACTATTGCTGGAGATGGCGCACTCCGCACCATCACTGAAACCATGCTCCGGACTGTTATTCAGTCTGTATGGTCTTCCGGTGGCGCTCCTAAGTATGCTCTTGTGGGGCCTTCCCTCAAGAACATTATCTCCACCACGTTCACGGGCACTGCCACACGCTTCAAGGATGCAGACAGCAAGAAGTTGGTTCAGGCTGTTGACATTTATGAAAGCGATTTTGGTACGCTCCAGATTGTCCCTGATAGGTATTCACGTAACCGTGATTGCCTTGTCATTGACCCACGTTATGTCAGCATTGACTACGGCGAAACCACACGTACCAAGGATTTGGCGCGTACTGGCCTTAGCCAGAAGAAGCTTATCTCCTGCGAATATACTCTCATGGTCGGCAATGAAGCCGCTCATGGTGTAGTTGCAGACGTACAGTAAGCTCTATAAGATAAGCGAGCGGGGAGCAAATCCTCGCTCGTTACTACCACCCCTTAAAGGATAGAGTTAATGAACACGGTTTCAGTA